TCACCCCACCAGGGCGGGTGCCGTGCCCTTATCGCTCGCGGCGATCCGGGTCAGATAGTCGTTCGTTGCCCTTACCACCGCGGTCCCATCCACACCAACCGCCGCCATAATGGCTTGCACGGCCGCAAACTTCAGCCAACCCGCCCGAAACAGGTCGAGACTGCCGAGCGATGCAGCGGAGATGCGGTATCTGCCGAAGCCTGCCGCCGTGAGATATTGTGCGCCCTTGCCGATCATACCGTCACCTCCTGTCCTCCGATATACATGATGCTGTCATACACCGTGTGCTGCGTGGCCGCCTCGTCACCCGGCCATTGTTGCGTCACAAGCCGCTCATGCTCGGTCTCACCCTCCTGCAGCTGCCGTGCAAAAGCGTTTACGATGCCCTCCACGTTCGACTGCGACCCGACATTGCGGATGGTGAATGTGTCCGCAATCTGCTGTGCCGTGTGTATAGGCTCAAGGACTTTTTCTTGGATATAGAACCCGAACCAAGTCGCCATGACGCGGAAGAGGGCGTTACTGAAGATTTTCTGGATTTCGTTCATATTGTTAGCTTTCTGATGGGTTTAACGTTTGTGCAGTGATAGCCGCCGCTTGTTCGGCGGTGAGGTCGGGATCGACAAGTTGCATGATGTCCTCGAGCTCGCCGCACACCTCGGTGTCGGTCATGAACTCATATCCTTCGAGCAGCGTCACCCCGAAGAACTGTGCCAGTAGGTCTGCGGATTCGACATTGATATTCTCCACCGCCGTCTTGACCTCATCGACCTTCTCTTCGACTGGTGTCAAGTCCACGTTGATAGACGCGAACTGGGTAGCGAACCAAGCTTGCACCTTTCGCCACCACAGTTCAAACCGTCTCGTTGTCATTATAGTCTTGTTCTCGCTCATAGGGATTATGAATTAAGCAATGCCTTCAATGCAATCAGTTCCGCCTCGGACAGCGATGTCTCGCCAATGGTGATACCCGTTCCGACCGTCAGACTACCGGCTAACTTCTCATTACCTTCCCAATCAAGAGTGCGGATGTTGGTTTTTGTTTCTACATCCATTTCTGCAGTGACAGATACCAATGTGCCGATAGTGGATACACCATTGATTGTGTATCTTGTACCGACTACTCTGTAATTTCTTTCCGGCCAAACGAGTTCATTATTCTTGCTTACCAACCACAGATTCTGGAGTATCTGTATCTCGATATTATCTCCTGAATAAGAGATGTCATTGGCAAAGTAAGCAAGAACATTAGATTCACTAATTCCGTTAATTGTCAGTTCTGTTATAGAAGCCCCCTTAGAGCGCATCCAAGCAATCACCTCCTCTATTGTATTGCCTACCTTAATAACGTCTATCGGAGTTGCAAGGCGGTTAGCGGCAATGGTACAATCAGATTCAATAGCCATTTTGCTAATGGCCATAATAATTTCAGATACGGTTGTTATAGTTCTTGTGCCAGATTCAACCGATCCACCTCCGACAATCTCTGCCTTATTAGCATCCGGGGTATTGTATCGACCAAAAACCAACTGGTCTTGACCGATAGCCGATGTTCCCTCGCCGAGAGCCAAGGAGTTCAACTCCTCGCTATAGACTGTTCCTGCACCCTGTACAGGGGTGAGGTTTCCATTTGTGTCTGTAAGTCCTTTGAATACCATATTATTGTTTCCTTTCTTTTTATTCTGTTGGGGTTAAACCTGTTATTGCTTCAAACACGCTCACCGGCATAGTGCCATCTGCGCTGATAGCGTTGCTCGGTACAATGATATACCCATCTTCCGTAACAGAAGTGAACATATGCTCAACCTCTTCCACGCTACATTCATCGTAGAGATAAGGAGTGATCTTCTCATCAAGCGCATCTATCTTTTCCTCTACCGGTGTAAAGTCGATAGAAGCAGCAATAGCGGCGAACTGGCGTTGAAACCAGTCTATCGCTAACTGCCACCATAAGGCAAACCGCCGTGTACTAATAATGCTTATCATAGCTACATATTAAAAGAAAATGTTCTGACCAATCTGTGATCTTGACCAAGCAGTAAAATTAGCAGTCAATGGATCATCATCTGTTATAGTTGAGGTTGTTACTAACATAACATTAGCAAAGCTTACCTGCACTCGTACAGAACTTACGGTGTCTTTGATCCAAGAAAATAAACAAAGGATAGTTCCTTGAACAGTCTCCCCGCTAACAAGTGTGGCAATTCCAAAATGGAATTCATTTGATGGTAAAGCAAATGCTTGTTTAATAGCCGCATTCGTTTGTTGCGAAATTGGGAATGAACCATCGTTCTCGTCATAGATAATAAACAAGTGAACACCATGCAAAGCCCTCCAAACCGCACCTGATTGGATTAGTTTCTCCGATAGTGCAACAGGGTGCAAATCCTCCTGGTCTTCTTCGACAAGCGCTTTAAACTGATCGAACTTATCCTGCGTGATGACAGCAGTCTTCTTAACACCCGCAGCGTTAGTTAATGACAGTTCTATTTTACCAGCTGTATCATTACCAATGGCCTCTTCTATCATTTCGATAGATGCTTTTGGTGAAGTCATAGAACTCTTTAGAGACGCCTTTTTCTCCAAAGCTTCAAACACCTGACCGCTCGTGATTGGCCTGTCGCTATTGAGTGTAGGTGCCAGAGGCTCTTTGATAGAGCGTCCTAAATAAGGCAGGTTGTCTTTGTTCAAAATAACCTCTACAGGAGTGCTCCCATCGGGGATTCGGAAGGAAATAACCGGCTCTTCATGTTCATCCGTCTCTACGGAAACACCCGCCCCATCCTTGCTTATACCACCTTTCTGTGTCTGCAATGCCGCATACACTTGTCCACTCGTCGGGTAACGATTGCTACCTGATGTCGGCTCTTGCGGTCCGGCAATCAGATTGGCGAGATAATCGAGGGTATCGTACGGGATAGTAAGCAACTTTGGCTGCTGCCCCTGCTTCTTCAATAAGATATTTACGCAACCTTGGAGACCATCAGCATACGGTTGAACATTGAAAGCTGCTATTCCCGGATCACCAGGACCCTCCCCTTGTGGTGTGGTATTAGTTTGAATAGCATTATGTATATGAGTACTCGATGAAAAATCACTTGTACTTTTCCTACTATCTTGCAGGTTGCCATCTGCGTCCAACAACGCGAGATTGCCGGCAGTAGCACCTACAACCTTGTCGGCTTTAGTAGGGTCTTTCAATACTACTTGCTTTCCGTTCTTATCACGGAAACCTTTTCTTGTAACTTCTGACATTGTTGTGATATTTTAAGTGTTAGTATTATCGTTGTCTCGGAACATAGCGTATATGTCCTCCTCGCTACATTCCTCCAAACGAAAGTCCAGAATGGATAGTGCCGCTTCGATGAACTTCTGCTTGGCGGCTTCCAGTTCCGCTACCAGCCTTTCGTACTTGGCAATCAGCGCGTCCAGCTTGCTCGGCTTGATGTCTTGTGTGTTGCAACCGCAAGACTGCTTGCTTGGGTCTTTATGGGTGATGTTATGGCTCATAATCAGAAGATTCTTGGAATACGATTAACGATTTGCGGACCGTTGAGGATGTTGCACCGTGTTTTGATAGACGCCAGATGCTCCAACCACTCCGCTTGGTAACGCTCTGCTTCTGCCGGATAAGACATGCACAGCCACTTGTAGATGATCCGTGCCACCAATGCCTCAAAGATAGCGGTGTCCAACGGCTCGACCGCATTGATATTGGAGCCGCAGCAACGCCAGTTAAGACCATAATGCACCGAATCACGGTAGTCCTCCGTCGGTACTAACTTACCTACAAAATCATGCGAGTCACCGTCGGCTATAGCCATATAGAGTTCGCCTTTGTACTGCACATAGTCCCCGGCATGGAAATACACCAACAGCCCTGTCGGATGATCCTCTGGCACGATATAACCGTCTGTATCTACACCAGTCTCGGCGATTTGGATATATCCGTCCTCATCAACCGGAATAGTATCAGCAACGATAAAACCGTCCTCATCCACGTTATCCGCGTTTAACTGCGACAAATGAAGTAACTCGTCCTCGCTCGGCACATCCGGCAGGATAACCGTCTCCCTACCCTCACGCCAGAAGAGAGCCTTCTCGTGTTTCGGCATGTAGGTATTCAGTACGTCGAACACATCCGCCATCGCCGCCTTGGCATACGGAATGAACAAGTCCACCTCGTCCACCGTCATGGCAATCAAGTCCAACAGATGCTGCGCTTCCTCCGTCCGGCGGAACTTACCCAGATACGACGACCGTTTCTCTACCTCCTTGCGCAACCACTCCAACTTATACCACAGATGCAGTATCTCCGTCGGCTCACCACCGCGCAGCATACGGCACCACGGCGTGCGATAAGCCGTAGCGGGAGAGGAACAGTTACATTGGCAAATCTCTTTCATACCTGCACTTATTTAAGAATTGCTTGAATCTTTTCCGCCTGCTCGTTCTCGCAGGACTTAACCCCGTCGAAGTTACCCAGTATAGCAAACACCATCTTGGCGCACTCCAACACAATCAAGTCCTCAATAGGCGACTGAACAGGGTGCGCCGTGTCGCTGCCTGCGGTCTTCTCCGTGTTGATATAGAGCAGCACAAAATCGGTAGAAACCTCCGACGGATCGAAAGCCTCAGCCATCTTCGGCTTGAAGGAGTATATCTCTATCTGACCGGCATTGCTTCCGTCATGGAAACTTGCCAACACCGCTACCGGCTTAGCCAACCCACCACGCACATGCTCATTCTGCTGCACCAGGTACAACGGGTCCTCACTCGTTATGAACGCCGTGATGTCACGCTTCAATGCCTCGTGACGGAAACGCACATAGCGATAGTTGGCGTTAATGCCGGTGATAACACCTACTCCGTTAACGTCCACCGAGAAACCTTCCGTCTTGCGCTCTATGTCCGCATGGAGCAGCGACAACGGCAACGACCGCAAGCAGTTCTGTGCCGCCTCGTCCAGATTCTTCTCGATGTACGACACAATAGGCTTCACGCAGTCAAAGTCCGGGTCACTCGTTCCGTCGATGAAGTGGTCAGGCTCTTTAAACGGACTGATCTCCTCCAACTTGACCTTAACGGCTTCTATGTATTCCTCTCGGGTCTTCATAGACGGTTACAGATTCGGGAATGAGATATTTTTCTCTGCGGCAAAGCGTTTGGCATCTGCCTTGGTCTTGATGAGTGCTGCGTCCACACCGTACTCCTTCAGTACCTCAATAGCGTCCTGCGTCTTGCTCACTTCCGGATAGGCTTTGATAGGCTTATCCTCAAACGCTGCCTTTTGTCCGCTCGGAACAGCCTGACGCGGGTGTATTCCGGGAATCTCTTGCTTCATTTCAATATAGATGAAGCCGTCTTTGAACTCCTTCGAGTTCTCTATGACAAATTGCTGAACGGGGTCTCTTACTACCATATAGGCAGGACGCGCACCACTCGGCGATGCTGTACCACCGGTGAATGCTGCATCAACTGTGAGCGAACCGGCTTTCAGTTTGCCGTACCACTCCGATAATCCGCGAATTGCGTATGTTTTAATTACTTGCATAATAAATTTGATTAAATTAGTTTCTCACCTTCTCCACCTTCTGCCTGAGTGTCCGATGCGGCGGGCGTTTCCTCGGTCGGTGTTTCTTCCGTAGGTGTTTCCGTTGTTGTCTCTACCTCAGTCTTGGTAAGGAGAACAAAGCACATGTTTCGGTTGTCACGCGATGTATAACCGCTTACCGATGATACCGTAAAGCCGTCTGCCAAGCATACAGCTACTGCCGGAGAGGATGCGAGAATATCCACATTCGTCGCAGCCTCGCAAAGTATTAACTTCTGTGCCATACTATTATTTGCTTTTAATGTTAGAGAAAAAGAAACAGGGGCGGACGGTTTGAATCACGTCCGTCCCTGCCGTAGATTGTCCTTGTCCTATTACTCTGCGGAAACAGGACCGTAGTACTTCGTCCAGCCACCGGCATTGCTGTTAGCCGAAGCGTCGTACTTGTACGCATCGCCAGCCTCAACGCTGATGGTTGCTGCGCCATTCGTGAGAGAGAGCGACTTAGCGAAGACGTAAACTACGCCATCCACAAGGTCGTCGCTTGTCGGAGCGGTCGATGCGCTCCACATACGGAACTCTTGTGCACTCGGTGCGGTATCGTCGTCATCGTCGTCACCGTCAATCCACATGTGGCAGTTGCCCTTCAGACCGAGAGCGTCGCTGACGAGTACGCCGTTGCGCTTTGCCTCTTCACCCATAACATCCTCGGTGTAGCTCGACTCGCCACTACGTACATAGTGTACAAGACGGTTCTCGCCGATGATGATACCGCTGTTGGCATAGCCGCAGTCATCAAGGGTCTCTTCGAGTTTGAACTGGAGTTCGCCGAAGATAGAGGTCAGACGGGTAACTTTCCAGCCAAGTGTCTCGTTCTTGTACGGCTCCATCTTCACCTCCGGATGCTTGCTCCAGTCAATGAGCTGCAACGAAAGTGCGAGGTTTGAACCCATCAGGAAGATACCGCTCTTCGGTTTGTCTGCACCGCCGTAGTAGGTCTTGATGAGGGCGATGATCTCCTCAAACGTCCATGCACCCTTGTGCTTGATTTCGCGCTTAACCTGCCAACGTACACCGGTCGTAGTGTAGTCCCACTGGTTGTCGCCCATGGTGGACTTAACCTGCATCTTGTTCGGCTGCGAGATGAGCAGGGTACGGTTACCTGCTGCCTTGAACTCACGCAACTGAGCCTCAGCCTTAACAGCCTCGTCGTACGGAATCTCCATGTTCTGGTCGGACAGATACTTGGAAACGATGTTGGTCATACCGCGCTTCTGCAAGTACAGCATGTCCGGAACAGGAATAACGGTGTTCGGGTCAACCCACTTCTGCGTCTCGTACATAGCGTTAGCCATGCGCACCAGTTTCGTACCGGCAACGATGACGTTGGTGTTGTTGTAGTCCCATGCGGACGAATTCGAACTTTGAGTAGTCGGCAGATCGCCGTACTCATCCGTAGCAGCCTGACGGATACCGTTGGTTGCAACGCACTCAATAGAGCCGTTAGAGTTCACAGAGAGGACGAAGAGTTGCAGCGGACGACGCGATTTCACGTTGCCGGATCCTGCAACATAGTCGTAGCCCTTTACGCCTTTCACCAACAGAGTATCGTATGCACGAACTTTCTGCTTGTCGGCATTAACGAGGGTGATGGTGTTGCCGCTGATAGAAGCGACGGTCACAATCGGCGTGCCTTGGTCAATAGCGTAGTGCTTAACCTCCATAGACTTCACGTTGACACGTTTAGCCATGAGCATCAACTGCATGAGGGCGTTTTGGTCGCGCTCAAACAGGAAGAGTCGTTTGTCCACTTCGGGCAGGACAAGTTCGCCCATTCCGCCGGATGCGTTCTGTACGCCACTAACGGTAGTAGGAGCACCGCCTAATTGGGTGTTCAGCCCAGCGGTACCTGCACCCGGAGTAACCTCGGGAGAGGTCGGGGTGTTTGCACTTCCAGAGTTCTGAGTCTGGGTAGGTGTTACTGATTCAGCCATTTCTTCAAAAATTTTATGGTTTGTTAATATAGATTGCCATGGTTTCCGCTGGTGCTTCAACCGATGCTTTTCTTAATGTATCCGGCATTACCTATTGCCTTCCCAGCCTCCATAAGTGCGCTAACCGTTGTAGGAGCACCGCCTATGTGTGTTGGCAGACCTGCCGTGCCTTTCGATGGCGTGCAGTCAGACGGAGAGGCTAAGGTAACACGTATGCTCATATTGTTAGCTTGCCGCATCAGCAAGGTCGAACATGTTGATTTCTTTCTTCGGTGAATTAGCCGCAGCCGATGAGCCACCGTTACGCGGCAACGTGTCAATACCTGCCGGATGATTGCGCTTCTGCTCAACGATTTTCTCGTTACGTCCACCGATACGAGCCGCAGCAACCGCATCGTCAAACTCCAGAATACGGAACATGTTCTTTACCTGCTCGCGGCATTCCTCTTTGGTCTCACAATCGTGGTTGATGAGCGCATTGAGTTTCTCCATCGTCTCGGTGACATCCCATCCGCGCTCTTGACACTCCTCAGCAAACGCCTCTTTTGCCATATCCTGAATACGCTGCAACTTAGCATCAGCCTCTTTCATGCGCTCTACCTCTGCCGTGTACTCGTCGGAAGTGATCTCGCCGTTGATATACTGCTGCATGAGCGGTTTGATATGCGCCAATGCCAATTCGGGATGACCGTCCACACCATGCTGGAACATCTCACAGAAGAAATCATTCAGGTTCTCATCGGATTCGAGCAAGGCATTCAGTTTGGCGGCTTCCGCTTTGGATTTCTTGGTGTACTCATGGTCAACATCATAGCCTTCCATTGCTTTGGCGTACAACTCTTCCTCCGACAGCTCCTCGCCGTACTTGCCACGCAAGCCGGAAAGCATCTTATCGCGGTTCGGAGTTGCAGAAGGTGCAGCAGTCGGCTCAGGAGTCTGCGTCTGTGCATTCATTTGTTCGTTTTTCTCTGCCATAGTAATTACTAATTAAAACTTTCGGGTGCAAAATTACTGCATAAAACACAAAAAAGTTGGCGAAAATCACATTATGTTTGGCGAAAATCACATTTATTGGATTTTTTTTTGTATCTTTGCAGCGTTTTTCAAAATTCGATTATTGCCATGGCTGATTATGACGATAACAAAAGTTGGTTAAAAATTGAACGCGACAACCTAATCCGCACTATCCACAAGCGGATTATCAACGAAAGCGGCATCAATAAACACTACCTGACACGTAGTGTAGTAGCGCAGCAGATACAGAAATACAATGCTCCGCGGTTTTATATTGATACACGGAGGTGTCGTGAGCTGGTGAACGGGTATAACGCAGGTACGTTGAAATGCTCTGCTCTCACTTTGGCTATGGCTCGCGATCTGGCTGAGTGCTACGAAGAAGTGTGCAATGCCTATCCTAATAAACCGATGGAAGATAAATGGCAATTGACGGTAGAACACCCTGCAAAGAGTTTCTATTTATCAAAATTGCGCATTATAGAGATTGTCTATCAGTATCACGATCGGAAAGCAATTAAGAAACTTGCACAATAATGCAGGAGTGGAATTTCCACGATATTGAATCTATACTCAGGGAGAATAATCGGCGACATGCCGAGAATGAGAAAGCCTATAATCCTTGGGTAGGTACGGAGTATTGCAAAGAGATACCCCGTACCCGCATTGAGATTAAGGACGCACCGTTCCGGGTGATGAACATCCCCGTGGAGATGCGTAATGAGAAAGTTGTCAGGGTTATAGAAAAAGCCGGTTGGAGTCTGGAGAAAGCCGGTGCAGGTCTTTTTGGCGGGAAACCAACGGATCAAAAGACATTGGACGTTTGGCGGTGGTTCTGCAAAGTGCGTTGCCGGTATGACTGCGAGTTCTGGCTGGCATCGGAAATCAAGATTGACCACAAACTGAGCCTTACACGCATTCCTTTTGTCCTCAACCGACCGCAGCGCCGCTATCTCGCCAAGTTGGAGAAGATGCGCAAAAAAGGTGTGCCTATATTCATTATATTATTAAAGGCACGCCAATGGGGCGGTTCTACGCTCACGCAGTTCTACATGGTATGGATTCAGATGTTCCACAAGAAAAACTGGAACAGCGTCATTGCCGCCGATACGGATGATCATGCAAGAAACGTGCAGGCTATGTTCCAGAATGCGTTGGACGAATACGATACGTTTATTACGGAGGGTAAACACATCAAGTTCACTCCGTATAAGGGGATGCAGTCCACACGTCAGATAGAGGGACGCGGAGCACGTATCACCATAGGTTCAGTCAATCACCCCGACTTCATCCGTTCCTCCAATATCGCGATGGCTCACTTGACGGAGGTCGGTGTATGGCCTACCACGCCCAAACATGACCCGCAGTCGCTGGCGCAGGCTATCGCCGGTACGATTGTCCGCAAGGAATACCGATTGAAGGTGCTGGAGAGTACGGCAAAGGGTGTCGGTAACTTCTTCCACCGCACATGGCTCAAAGCACGGCTTGGAAAGAATGAGTATGAGCCGCTTTTCGTGCCTTGGTATGAGATTGACTTCTACCAGACGGCTATCTTCGACTATACATATTTCATCAACTCCATGTCGGAGTACCACAAGTATCTCTTCAAACTTGGTGCTACCTTAGAGGCTATTGCTTACTACCGCGGTTTGCAGGAAGGAGAGTATGCCGACAACCCGAAAGGACTGATGGAGGAGTTTCCTTCCACGTGGGAAGAGGCATTCCAATCTACCGGACGCAACTTCTACCCGCAAGAGTATGTAGATGAACTGCGCAAGGGAGTGGAAGATCCTAAGTTTGTCGGAGATATAGCCGGACGCATCAATATACGTGACATTGCAGGCCGTGACGATATAAAAGACAAGTCCGGCGTGTTCGAAGACCTGCATCTTGTGCCGGAAAGTACAGGCTGCTTGAGCGTATGGCGTGACAAGGACGACCGACCGCCGATGCGTGACCGTTATCTGGTAGTAGTGGATATTGGCGGCCGCAGCAAGAATGCCGACTACAGCGTTATATGCGTTTTTGACCGCTATTGGATGCAAGAGGGTGAAAACGGTGTGCCGGAGGTTGTTGCCGAATGGCGCGGACATATCGACTGGGACTTGCTCGGCTGGAAAGCTGCGCAGATCGCTTCCTACTACGATAACGCGCTATTGGTAGTGGAGAGTAACACGCTGGAGATGAAAGGTCATGAGGGCAACCACTTCAACACCCTGCTTTCGGAGATTGCCGATGTCTATCCGAACATGTACCGCCGTACCAAGGACGAGCAACTGGTTAAAGGTGGTACTATCCGCTACGGTTTCCAAACCAACTCCGTCACCAAACCGATGGTCTGCGACTATGAGCTGTGGGCACTCCGCGAGGGTATGTATATAGAACGAAGCGAGGTGGCTGTGAATGAACATGCCACCTTCGAGGTAAAAGACAACGGTGAGTTGGGAGCCGTGGAGGGCAACCACGATGACTGTCATATCACACGTGCTATCGGTAACTACTTCAACTGGAAGCTGATGCCTGCACCGAAGTTTATAAAATTAAATCCCGATCCTCCAAAAAGGAGAACCGGGAATGTGGATCAGTTCGGAGCGGCTGCATAGGCTATTCATCGCTGTCTGGCGTTTCGTTCAGAACTTTCAATGCTTCTTTCTTGCTCATTTCCTCCGCGTCGCGGAATGTCTTCTGGTCTCCCAGATACTTGTCCGCAAGCAGAAGGAGCGTTACATCCGATTCGTCGTCCACATCATCCTCACGAGTGAGTAACTTGAGGTAGTTCGGCAGGTTCTTTATCTTCATTGCCAGCGGTATCTCCTTGCGGGCTTTACGAATGTCATCAAGCCAGTCGGCGCAGATAAGCGCTACTTTCTCATCGCGTGCTTCCTGTCGGCATCGCTCGGCGTTGGACGGTTTACCGGCACGCTTGCGACCACGAATGTCTTTCGGCTTCTCATTCTCCGGTGCGGACGCTATGCCTTTCGGCTCTTCATCAGGAATATCCTCGACTACCTTTTTACGGGTAGCCGGGGATTTCTTCTTGACGGTTTTCTTCGCCTTATCCGTTTTGCCTTTGGTCTTTGGACTTTCGGCTTTTTTCTTATCTGTTACTTTCTTAGCCATTGTTTGTTTGCGTTGATGAGGGCTTGGACATCAGCCGTGGTCGGGTTCTCTTTCTGGTTCTTCACCAGCCGCTCCGCTTCCTGATAGTTGCGGTACTCCTGCGAGTGGGTCAGGATGTTGTACTTGGCGCGGTCGTTCTTGCGGTAGTCGTCCATATTGCGCTTGAACTCCTTCACGCGGCCGTTGAGTAGATAGTATTGCTGCATATAAGCACGCTCCGGAGTATAGGCATTATAGAACTTACGCACAAACGGCCACTTGTCCGGTCCGGTCGGTGTGCCGGTAGCAGCATCGTAGATAGCCTCGCCCAAGGTGATGAACATATCCATACCGGCGGGCATGTAACCTTCCACCACGTGCTCCACGGAACTTGCCGACGTATCGAACAACCAACTGCGCCATGCAGGATCATCGCTCTTTCGCTTTGTATTCATGTTACCACCAACGCCCTCATAAATCGTTTGTGTAAGCATTTGGTAGATTGGAAGAGTCTTCTTTTTAGCACGAAGAATATCTTTCTTACCATCATCAGCCGGGTAGTTTATGGTTGCGCCCATGAAATCGCGGTTAGCCCAAACATCTGCAATAGGAGATATAGGAGTAGGAATAAACCCACGCACACCTTTTTTATAATTATCTCCGTCCCAAGGCATAGTCATACGATCAGTATCTGAATCCCAATCCGTCCAATTCATTACATCGAGGTAATCAGGAAGCAGTTCGTTAGTAGCAAAGGTTGCGGTGTTGTAGGTAGCCTCGCCGAAGCTCTTCTCTCCCTGCATCCATTTGGCGGCATTGACACCGGCGGCAAAGAACATACGGAGGAAGTGGGCGGTCGGGATGCGCCACTTGCCAATGACGAAGTTACTCTCTCGGGTGAAATCGCCTGCCCATACCTCGTCCTCCGGATCGTCGGGGTTGAGGAACTGGTTGAGCATACCCATTGCCACATACGCCGCAGCAATCAGCGAGTAAGCAAGCGGCATCTTCTTCAACGCTTTGAGGAACTTGATATTACCGTTGAGGGTAGCACGGAAGAAACTGAACCACGACATCCAGCCGCTGTCGGCTACTTCACCGGCACGGTCGAAGTTCGTAGTCAGTTCTTTGCTCAGGTACGCCGCCTCGTTCACTCCCATGCCATTCTGCCGTGCGGCTACATAGCCTGCAAAACGGACTGCGGTCTCGCTCACCTCGGTCAGCGTAGAGAACACGCCAACGGCACCTTTGATACCACGGCGCAGGTTGCTCTCGTTCACCATCGCGTCAAAGTCTTGGCGCAGGCTCTTGAGGTCTTGCATGTAGCTGAATCCGGTGGCGGCACCTGCCTTGAAATACTCTTGCAGGTAGCGTCCCAACTCCGAATCACGGAACACGGCACGCTCACGCACTTTGTCGTTGAACGCATATTGCCATACGGCGGGCTGACATGCGGCAAAGTTCTTGAGGAACGAGCCTACCAACTCGGGGTGCTCCGCCGTGAGGGTTGCAAGTGCCACTTGGAAGTCACGTGCAAAGTTACTTGCCGCGAACTCGGGGTTGTACTGCGTCAGCACGGCAGACATGAAGCGTGTAGCATTACGCATCTTCTGCGAGGTGTTGAACAGCTGCTCTTGGTGCTGCTTGAACTTCTTATTGATAGCGTTAGCCAGTTTCTCGTCCTGCACCTCAATCAGATACTCTTGTCCGTCGAGCAGAACACGCACTTCATGTTGCTTCTTCTCGTCGCTGGTACGTTGGGTGATGTTGGTGTTGGTAGCGTTCCATGCGATGTGCATCTGCTGCTCCAAGTCCTCTATCGCCTGTTCTATCTTGCTCAGTTTGGTTTGGTAGGCTGCTTCCAACTGCGGACCCAACTCACCGTGCGACTGACGCTCCAGATAGGATTGGTTCACTTTTGCCCACTCTTTGCGTTTCTTCTTGATGAGTTCCTTGATGGTGCGGTCGTGTGACAAATCCTCTGCGGTCGGTGCTACATACGACACTTCCATCATCGGATTGCCCTCTTCGTCCAACTTAATCTTGCCGGTCTCGGGGTCAATCACATTCATGATCCAGTATTTCTTCACACGGAAAGCGCCGGTCTGCAAGCCTAAGTCCTCGTTGTCGAGACAGAACTGCAGGAACTTCTGCTTTATCTTGTTGTTCTCGCTCGATACGATAGACGATGCGTCGATACTCATGATATACGCAAACGGATCGGAAGCCAGCGACTGACGGCCATGCGCCTTGACCAATGCAGCATTGTACGGGTCGTTGCCGCGTTTGCCTACCGGCTCATAGTCGGTTATCAGTCCGCTCTCGTCACGCTCACGCCAGCCACGTTGCGGCACGTAGAACTCACGCTGATAGAACTCGGTGTGTGTATCTTCGGAGATACGGCCGGACTCATAGTCGTAGTTCAGCGCAAAGTGGGTAGCGGCATTGATGAGCCGCCATAACTCGTCCAACTCGGCACGCGGGATAACGCTCTCCACTGCGGTAATAATATCGTCATGCGACATACCGAGGTTATTCAGGAAACCTTTTGCACCACGGTCTGGCAGTCCTTTCTCGATAGCCTCAGCGCAGTCTTTGGCTTGGCAATAGACACCGATTATCTCACGCGGTGTGAGTGCTTTGCCGTCTAACTTGCTGCCTGTACCGGCTACGTCCATGTTATGCCAAACAATATTGATCCCGTCCAAACGGCTCTTGCCGGTCTTTGCGTCCGGTGCGATGATCTTGGCAATCTGCTTTGCCAGCGGACGGATGATGTCACGCTGCATCTGCTCGTTGGCTTCGGTCACGCGACCGGTAGCAAGGAAGGTGTCGGTATAGGCGTTGCTCTCGTCGGTGATGGTTGCGCCGTGCTGCTTCATCCACTCTTGGAAGTTCTCAATCGGTTTGGCTGCATCCAGCAGACCGCGCACGATGGTATTCTTCTTCAGTACCTTGGCGGCTGCGTCGGCTTGGTTGTTAATCTCCGCCACGTATTCAGCCACTAACCGCTCGTCACGCATCAGTTTGTAATACTGACGGAGCCGCAGCGCATACTCGTATGGTGTCTCGTTGGCCATCGGTGTAGGACGCACACCCGGAACAAAGGCAGGTGCTTCATCCCGTTGAAGCGGGGTGCTTTGACCCGTTGAAGCGGGGTGCTTCATCCCGTTGAAGGTGGGTGCTTCATTGGAACGTCCCTGCTCCATGCTTGCTCTGAACTGCTTGTATTCTTTCTCCCACGCTTCCTGTCGTGCTTGGTAGTGATCCAGCGTCTCACCCCTTTGGTATTGAGGACGCGGATGTGCTGCGTACCACTCATTGATTATCCGCTGCTTCTCCTGCGTATAGCCGGAGATCATGGCTTCCGTTGCACCGCCGGTCACGTCGCCGAGTTCCGTTTGGTTGAGCATATCCCACAGCACGCGGTCGGCGACTTGCTCGGCGGAATCGAAATGCTTGATGCCGAACAGGTTTGTACCAACCCAATGCCAGAAGTCCGCAAGGGCTTGCTTGGCGCGGTTGATGAGTTGGCGCACCTTGGCACCACGCAGCACAGAGCCGGACTGCTCCGCCTCGTACAACTCCTCTTTCGCCCACTCTTCCATACGTGCCGCACCGCGAGTACCGCTATACCGTGCCAGCACCTCGGAACAGATAGCGTCGTCGGTAGTCAGTCCCTGGTAGTTCGGGTCGTTCACCACCTCGTCCCAGAACGGCATGCCTTTGAAGATGTCCACGATAGACTGCCAGCCCTCGCGGTTGTTACGCATCATCGCCTTTGCCCAGATATGGCTGTACTCATGTATCGGTGAATTAGGGTTCAGTCCGTCCTTGGTCAGATATATTCTGTCCCCTATCGCCCAACCATACAGCGTACCGTCGGGGGTGAGCATGAACTCGCGGTGGTTGATAATCTTTGCATCGTTCTCATCGAAGATAACATAACACTCCCCATCACGGCGACCATCATAATGAATACCCACAAAGCCTGCACGTTTTAAGAATGCAGATGCAAGTGCAGGATTAGAATCAGTAATACGAGCACATTTATGACAAAGTACTTCATACACATCCCGTCCAATTCTTTCGCCATGAGGCATAAGATACTTAAACGTCTCAATAGGATCAGCAACTACTTTGAATTTGAACCCTGCAAGATTCTCTTTCTCCGCCTGCTTACCTATCATCCTCATCTGTTCCTCTGTCAATGGCTCATCCTCCTCTATGTAGTTACTTCCGTTATTATCTGGAATCTCTACATCGTAATGGTGTCTGCGCAGGAGTTCGAAATCCTCTTCCCTTAATGCGTCAATTCCTTTGTTTATCTTATCTGCAAAACTATGTAACCATTTTATGGAATCTGCGGGAGTTTTCTGCTTGAAGTACTCTCCAACTAATTTTGTACAAGTTTCGTAGTCAATATAGTCCAGATTATACAATCCTTGCTCAATAAAGTGTGAGCCGCCAATACCATTCCAACCATCGATATATCTTTCAAGCATTCTACTGATATGACGTTTACACCATTCTTTATACTCGTCGAATGAAAGGTCTGGATGATCTTGCGCATTTTTGAGCATTACATGGATAGGTATTTCCTCTTCGGTCTGAGAGTAGGAATAATCAAGTAATCCTTTGTATCTACTATAGTTATAATGCCCAAACGGAGTGGCATAACCCACTATGTTCTCCACACTAACGTATGTTCCATAACCATGCACGTCACTACCCTCACCTTTCCCCATAAAACTATGGTCAAAGCCCAGACGCTCGCCGGTCTTAGGATCTACGAAAGACCCGTCCGCTTTCTTTAACAGATACGGCGAGTTATGATTAACCTTTATCGAAGTCTCCGAACCGTCTTCGGGCATTTGTTCGTCGGTAGCCAAGAACACATCCAAATCGGTATTGTCGTTCAATGTCTCGATGAGTGCCCTCGTCGCCAGTTGCTGCGCCTCGGTCTGGTTCGCAAACTGCGGATAGTCGAGGTTATCAATCTGCGCTTCGGGTGCAGACTCTTCCTCGTCCTCCTGCTCGTTCAGTTCCACCTTGCGGCCGGAAGACTGGTTGGCGTACTTGGCTTCTTTCTCGGCAAGTTCGGCTTTCATCTTCTCCGTATATTCATCGACGAGAGCCTGCGCACGCTCCAGTTCGGCACTATGCTCAAACGGCTTGCCCTCACGCTGCCGCATGAGTTCGCTTTCCTGTTGCAGACGGGCGATATAGCTGCGCGAGTAGTTGATCTCTCCCTGGGCTTGTGCGCCGGACAGATAGTCTTGCTCGATATTCTCAACGAGTTTGTCAATGACCTTGGTCGGCGATGCCAGCCATGTGTCGGAGGTCGGCGATGTGTACTGCACCTCTTTGTCGATGGTGATAGCACGCTGACCGCCTTCCCAACGGCTCTTGTAGGTAAGCACGATATTCACGTTGAACGTCATGCCGTTGAACTGCAACGCAAGACCTATATTCCGTTTGTCACCCTCGTAGCCGTTCTTGCGGAGTGCGTCCGACTGGTCGCTGATGTCCTTGTTAACGGCTTTGAGTGCGGCTTTCAGTTCCTCCGGCGTATGGCATACAGTACCGTTGATGTTGTACTCCGTCACCTTGCCGGTCGGGAAAGTCTCTTTCAACTGTTGCAGGAACTTCTCATCGGCAGCAATAAGGTTCTTGCGATACTCGATGATCTGCGCGTTCTTCTTCAGTCCGCTGGCAATAAGTATCTGGTCAATGTCATGCTGCTGCTTGCGTGCCTGCCATTTGCGCAGGTCTCGCTCGGCTTGGGATTTGAGGAGCGCATACTGCGAACCGGATAACATAGCCACAGGGTTGTCGAAGATACCTTCTTCTACATCCTCTATGACGCGGTTCTCAAGGTTGTTGTCAATCATGCTCTTGCCGTTCATGATGGAGTCAATGAATCCGGCTTTGGTCTTCAAACGCTGATACGATGTCACGTCCAGCGAATCCTCTACGCCGAAGCGGAGCACACGGACGGGTATGTTCCATTGGCGGTGCATGTTGCCCTGCCGGATGATACGGCCGTTACGCTGGGTGTAGTCCATAGGCCGATCCGGAGCGTCCATGTGAATGAGCGTGTGCAGTCTCGTTTGGATGTTCACGCCGGTGCCGAGGGTCTGCGTGCTGCCCATGATAACGCGGATTTCTCCCTCACGGACGGCATCGAAGATCTTCTGCTTGGCGGCATCGGTCATTTCACTGCGTATGATAGCAATCTTGGCAGCAGGCACACCGCCCTTGACCAACTTGGCTTTGATGTCCTCGAATAGATTGAAGCCGGACTGCAGGTTGCGGTAACTGTCGCAGAAGATAGCCACCGTACCGTTGTACTTCTTCGTCTCTTTGAGCGACCGCAGCGTTTCCTCTACGGCTTTGTTGGTCTTGGATAACGGCTCATCGGCAGCGGTAGCGTCCACCAGACGCGGGTCAATGGCGGCACGTTTCGCCACGCCGTACATAGTAAGCGGTATATGGCTGTTCTCTTTCTTCTCCTTGCCGCTCATGTGCTCGTAGCGGTCCAACTCCTCACGCACCGAAGCCATGATGTCAATCAGCGACGGCGACTGCGGCAGGAAGATGTCTTGCGCTTTGCCGCCTTCCAACTCCGGCACTTTGTCGTTCACCTGTCCGACCTCACGTGTCAGCACACAGTCGGCACAAGTGAGCCACAGACGCATCAGTTCCGGCACGTTGCCGTACTGCGCAAAGCGGTTGTTAGGTTTAAACTTTCCATTGGCTTGGAACTCCAGCTGCTCGGCGATTTTACCGAAGTTATGCACGAAATCGTCAAAGTAATAGATGTCGTTCTCTTGGAGCACGCTTTTCGGCATCAGGTACTTCATAAACGTCCAAATCTCCGCAGCGGTGTTGCTGATAGGCGTACCGGTAGCGAAGACGACGTTACGGTGTCCCTTGCGGTCGTAGATAGACTGACATTTGAGGAACAGAGCCGCAGCACGTTTGCTATAACTGGGGTCTATACCTTTCACGCCGCGTGTCATCATCGTAGCAAAGCCGAGGTGCTTGTAGTTGTGCGCCTCGTCAATGAGTAGCGCATCAATACCCATATCGTCAAAGTCCTCCACCTCGTCCGTGCGGCGGTCAAGCATCTCTTCCGCTTGTGCCGTGGCGTTGGCGATACGCTCTGCCTCTTTCTTGGCATCTTTCTCCGTGCTCTTCTTGGTGCTCTTCTTGCCGGACATGTTGGCGTTCTGCAGGTCTTCCTTCAAGGCTTCCAGTTCACGCTCCATGCGCTTGGTCACTTTCTCATCGACCTTTGCTTCTTTGGCGGCTTCGATAGCGTGCAGTTTCTCGTCTATCTTGTCTTGGATGAAGTCACGCATACGGGCTTCGCTGTCGGGTATCATGTCAAATACCGACTGCGGCACGATAATCAAATCCCAATCGTTGTACTTGATCTTGGCGTAGAACTCCTGTCTGCCCTCTTTGGTGCGGTCGCGCTCGCTTACCGTCAGTATCTTGGCATTGGGGTACAAGTCCTTTGCTTCCTTGACGAACTGCGGTGTGGTGGCGTTCTGCACTACAATCATCGGCTTCTTGGCCGTACCGAGACGGCGCATCTCCATTGCCGTACTGATGAGTGTAATGGTCTTACCCGTGCCGACTTCATGCGCTAACATGATAGGCTGCGTCGTGCCACGCACTACGGCTTGCTGCTGATGGTCGTAGAGGGTGTATTTCGGATTCTGACCAGGCAGATGCGGAGAAAGGAACGCCTTATCGACGCTGAGCATAGGCACAATGGCGTTGAAACGCTCGTTGTATATCTTCTGTACACGCTCGGCGAGTTCAGGATCCTGCTGCATCTTGCCGCGTGCCCACTCAACGAAGTCATCCTTTATCTGGCTGATCTTGTCGGAGCAGGCAGCGGTAGCAACTTTGTCGGTGATGGTCTCGGTGGTGCCGTCGTAGTGTTTCTGCACTTGGCTCACTACTACGGGCACGTTGTTCATCGCCGCAATCATCAGTTGGTGTCCGTATATCTGTTGTTTCAGCAACTCGCTATACACACCCTCGGAGCGGTTCTTCTCGCCGTGGAGCGAGTAAGTGCCCCAACTTTTCTCGTTGCTCAACCATGCGCTGCCGACATGCGTCAGTTGCAGACTGTCCACGCCGAACTTCTCTTTGAGGTATTCGTGGTACAGTTCCACGGGAATCCATGTCGAACCGATATTGAACTCAATGAGGTGCGCCGGAATATCCACGGGGATCACCTTGCGCAGTTCCTCAATGTTGGTGTCATACTCGCCGTTCTCGTTGTGCTCCTCGGCATACGCCAGTTTCTCACGGACGTTGCCGGATAGATACTCGTGGCTCACTACCATGTTGCCGGTCTGCGGGTCACGGAACGCCAGACGCGAGGCTATAATCTCTTTCTCTACCTCGTCTTGCGGTTTGCCGAGCCACTCTGCGATGCGGTCAGGACGCACATTGCCGTACTGCTGCACGGAAAGGATAACGCCGTCTTTGGCATTGTCGGCTTTCGGCGTCGGCTGCACTCCCACTACGCGCTTGCTGAATACATCGGTCTTGGTAACTTCCACTTTCTTCTTGCCGTTTCGGTCGATTGTCTCGCGCACATTCTCCAATGCCGCCATGCTTGCCCACTGTACATCGTTACGCAGGAACGACAGCGACACGTTGCGGTTGAGGTAGCCGTATTTCTTCACAAAGTCATCATAGACCTTGTTCAGTTTCTTCATCAAGATATTCAGTCCCTCGTCTTCAACGCCTTGCGACTGCAATCTGAGTAACTCCTCAACGGCTGCTTTCAGAGCGTTGTAGTCTTTCAGCACTTCGGACTTCTCGTGTCCTTTTACTTTGGTCGGAGTAATACCCTCAACAGGAATTGCAGAACCGTGGTATGCTCTACATATCTGCCCCTTTGAGTTGATAATGAGCGAACCGTAAGGAACTGCACCCTCATAGGTCTCGTATGTGCCTTCAGGAACCACAGCACCGTTCTCTACTTCATTATAGGTTGGTAGTTCTTCCGAGGTCGGGATATTCTTAGCCCAGAATTGCAGACGGTCGGACTGGTCGATGTATGGTGCAGCATAACAGCCTGCGGTAGTTCCACCCCAACGGGTGTCGCCATGCTCAAAGCCAAAGCCCATCTCACCGCCCATATTCTCCGGATGCTCCACGAAATAGCGGTTGTAGATCAGTTTGCGGTCTTCGGTCTTGCCGTTGTCCTGCTCTTGCGGCACGATGCGACCTATAGCCGTATCGAGTACGTTGATAGCGTTCGGGGACTGCTGTCCGTTCACACGCTTACGTACTACAATAATATCAGAGGTGGCACTTGTGCCGCCAAAGGTCTCACGGTTGAGACGGAAAGCACCTATCACGTCCGTCTCGCCTTCCGTATTGAGCCATGCACGCAAATCCTTGCTGTTATCCAGCGTGCCGGAGGTCGTGATGAAGATACCGATGCCGCCCTGACGCAGTTTGCGTACGTTCTTGGCGATACAGAAATCATGAATACTGCGGAAACGCTTGCTCAGGTCTTTCTCTTTCGGGTCATGCACACGCAAACCGGTCACAAACGGCACGTTCGTGATCACAAGGTCTTGCGAGTTATTGGGAATATCTACTTTCTCAAAGCCGGAATGATGCGTCTCTGCATCCGGGTACAGTTGTGCAAGGATGCCTGCCGTGATGTCGTCAATCTCCACCGCCTGCAGGTTGCTACGGTCGCTGATGGACTGCGGCATCTGCGCGAGGATATTACCGATACCGGCACTACCTTCCAATATATTACCGCCCTTGAAGCCAAGACGCTCGGCGATATTCCATAACTGGTCAATGATAGCCGTCGGCGTATAGTACGCGGAGTTACGTGACAGCTGCGCAGCCGCCAACTCCTCGTCCGTCAAAAGTTCCTTGATAATCTGATACGGTGACTTCTCGCCGTTGTAGGCGTAGTACGTGGTGCCCGGTTCGCCCTTGAAGTATTCACCCAGACCGCCCCAGCCGGTGAACTTGGCTAATACGCGCTGCTCTTCCGGCGTGGCTTGTCTGCCCTCGTCCTGCAACTGCTTCAGCAGACGGATAGCCGCCATGTTAGCATCATAGCGTGCTTTCGGGCTGGTCGGTGCAGGGTCGTTCGGGTCATAGCGGAAGTTATGCGTATTCTTCCGCTCACTCTCCGCTACAGGTTGCTGCTCTGTGCGCTGCCCAGTAGTTCCCAAGCCTCGCTCTCCGTCATGCACCCGATGTTGTTCACTACTCGAACCCACTCCTCCGGACTGAGTTCCTTCATTAGTTTGCCGTTGGCCTCCTCCCAGCGTTCCATTCTGGTCCGCAGGTTGTCCGGCTGATCCGGCTTTCTGGGTGCGACCTTTTCGCTGCCCATCATTTCGTACTTCGGTTCTTCCATTATCTTCGGTGTTTATAGGTTCTATATCATCCCAGTCGGCTATTTCGGTGATGTAGTTCGTGCCAAACGAATCAACTACAGGCCGTCCGTCTTTCTCAAAGTCCACAATCTTCACCTTTTGCGGCTTACGACTTGCAGAACCTTTGCTACGGAATATAACTTCATCGCCTACCTTGTAGCCGTGACGCGGGTCTTCCTCCTTGTTTTGCTCCTCTTCCTGACGCACTCCGTCGTTCAGTTCCTCAACCACATCATCAAACAGGCTTAATACCTGCTGACCGTCTTGGACGCTGTTCTTACTACGCTTCTTGGCTATTGCTTCCTTGCGTGCCTTCGCTTGCTCCACGACATCCATCATGGTCGGATTTGCGGGCAGTTCGGGAACATCTACTTGCTCCGGCTTTACTTCCGGCAAATAGTTCTTTGCAATGCGGCGAATGTTTTTAAGTAACTGTTGATAGGTAACTTCTTTCCACTCCCAGTTATTAGAGCCATATCCGGTTTGATGATCAACGCGCCACATTATGCTTTGTACTACAAGGCTGTCCGTCGTGCCATCGTCACGATGACCTTCAGCGGAGGACACTTGTGAATTAGGACGTACGCTAATCCAGATATTCAACTCTCTGCCTTCCGGTAATGGTAGTGAGATTTTAACATCACCGCCTATCTGCGAGAGATTGGCACTTGCTACCTTCTTGCGCTTGTTCACCTCTATACCGAGGTCGGTTGCGAGTTGTTTGCCTAACTTATCGGCATCGGCTACCGCTTTCTTCTCCGCAGACTTCATGTAACCATAATACTCATGGAAGTCTTTGGTCTCGTCTGCTTGATAGTAACCGAGGACAGCCAACTGCTCGTTGATCTGCTCGACGGTCTCATCAATCTTGCTGATAGCCTCTTTGCTCTCCGTTACGGCTGCGTCGGCTTCTTCCTGCGATAATTCCGGCTGTGCTTCCGGTTTTACAGTCCCGACTGCTCCAACGCTTGCCGGAGCGTCCTCTGTGCGCTGTTCTCCTTCTGCTCCGCTTCTATCTTCTCCATCTTGTCCGATAGCCGCTGCCTCTGCTGCAACAGTCTCTGCTTGGCTGATAACAGCTTCTGTATTTGCACTTGTTTGTGCGTCTGTAACTTCTTCATCGTTTATAGTATTAAAGCGTTTAGCATCTTCTTCGGTATTGAATATGAAGCCGCGATTCTTGGCAAAACTGCTATAATAGCCGCCGTTGGCTCTTGCGCGGGTCTTCAATACCTTAAACTCATCGTTCGACACATGGTCGGTCAGACTGACTACGTATATCTCTGCACCGGTCTTGGTGTTCTTCGACTGCCGTATCGTGCCCAATGTCCGCTCCGCTGTCGGTTCGGTCTCTTCCTCTGCCGGTTGCTCGTTGGCAGGATAGATACCCTTTGTCTCTAACTCATGGTTGAACGTATCAACACTTACGCTTGTTTGGCGTTGGTGCTTTCCGTCTGCCTCTGTAACTGTCAAATCGTAGTACAATTTGCCGTCCGACTTGCTCATGCTGACATCATCAATATGGATGTCTTGGCCGTTCACGTCCTTGTAGTCGCGGATTTCCGGCATGTTGCGCTCCTTGAAGTCGAAGTTATCTACATCGAAGTAATCCACTACGTCGTGCGAGTCAAAGTCTTTGTTCCAGCCTTGTGCCTTGACTTGCGGATCATGGCGCAAGGAATCGTAGATGGACTGCAAGTAAGGCCGTACGGCATCGCCCAAGTCCTGAATCATCGCTTTGCAGAAGTCCGCGAACTTACGCACTCCCTGCTCCACGTATGCACCGGCAATGATGGTATAGTCGTACGCATCTTCGGGGTTCAGTCCCATGTTCAGACGGTTGCGACGTGCTGCCAGTCGTTTACGTGCCTCGGCTACTGCATCAGCTGTGAAGACGGTATTGTTTTCAAAGTTCGCTTGCTGCTGATTGCGCGGTTGTTTGCTAACGATTGCGCTATTATTTGTACCTAATTGCTCAGTTGTTTGCTCCTGATTGCGCTTCTGCTTTGTCGGTGCGGGCTCATTCTGATTATTATTTACGCCTGCAAAGGTACTACTTTTTTCTGACTCTTGCAAGTTTTGTTCAACATTTTCTGCATTTTTTGTGCTATTTTCGGCATTCTCACCGCGTTTGGCTTGCTCTTCCTGCCATGCTTCTTGTGCTTGGTTGAGGATATTTGCTACATTAACCTCTGCGGTCAGTTCTGCACGGCGGCGATTAACACCGGATCGCAGTTTACCTTGACGGTTAGCAAGCCACTTATCGAACGCCTCACGGGTACTGATACCCTTTTCGTTCATCAGTTGCTTTGCCAAATCAGGGTACTGCTCTATATAACCGACTGCTTGGATGCTTGCCATCGTGCGGTTGGAATAGCCGCTGATAATAGCGTCTATATTATTCAACAGTTCCTGCGTAGTGGTAGGCTTCTGCAGGTTGAGTTCGCTTTCCCAATCACGTCCGTTGCTTTCTTCTTCCTTCAGCTCAGGATGTGCAGCGAACCATGCAGGACCATTATGAGAAACAAAGTATGCAGCCGTGACGATACCTTTCTCGTCCGTGCTCAACTGCAAACGTCCATAACCGGCGCGGTCAAAGATATACTGACCTGCATTTTGACTATCCAAAGTCCACCAATGACCGAGAGTAGCCCGAACATCACTAATATCCTTGCCAATAAATTCCTGCGCACTCTCATTGGTAATATCCGGCTGTTCTTCCATAGCGGTAGAAGCTGCGCCTTCGGTTTTGACGGACTTGTACTCGGCAAAGGGTTTGGTCTTGCGGTGGGAAGAGTCAATCCATTTCTTGAACTCGTCCATCGTCACCTCCGTCACGGTGCCCATGCCCTGCCAGCCTTCCTCGTAGTTGCTTAGATAGCCGTTCTGCGCGTCCTCCAACGAATCAAAGCCAAGCATACACTTGTGCTCGTCGAACTCGCCGGTATCAACATTGCGCTGATCCACCACAAAGACCTTATCGCTCGTCAGGTTCGGACCGATGAACACATCTATATGGTCACCGTCCACGCCCTCGGTGCGACGAATCTTGCCGTAGGTGTGGTGCATCTCCTGCTCCCATTGTTTGCCGTTAGCGTCCGTTCCGCGACGGATACTGCCTTTCGGGTTCTCAATGGTGATAGGCAGTCCCCACAAGGTCACATGACCCTGTTTGTAGTTCTCTGCTTTCTTTTGTGCCTCGGTCGGGTTGGTGTCCGTCTCTGCCTCGGCTTGCGCAAGACGCTCTTCCGGTGTGCTTTCTGCAGGTGTTTCTGCATCCGGTAAACGGCTAATGAGCGCAGCGCCTTGGCCTCCACTCCATTTATTGGAATCGAGATAGTTGAGACGGCGCCATATTTCCCTTAGCACATCATTTGCAGCAAGACGATACTCTGCCGTCTTGTTAGGCTCGGCAAGGTATTCTTCCTGCGTCTGTTGGTAAATATCCTCGACCTTTTTAAGATCACTCTTCTTGTCCGGCAGTTCATCGAATAACAAACCACGTGCATCGTTTCCGAACCCTGCGGTTGATAACTCCCAATTGGGATGCTGCGCTTTGTTAGCGAGTATAGCAATAAGTGCTCGCTGAATCGGCGATATATTGCCTAATAGAGCAAAGTCCTCGCGTTTGATAGTAGCCGGAGTGACTACACGACCATCGGTCAGGGTTATTGTTTGTTCGGCTGCGGGTTCATTACTTGCTGGTGTGCTTTCAGCAGGATTGTCAGCTTCGCGGCTTGCACTTGGTCGCTCTTGCTCATTGGGTTCTTTGCCATAGCGTTGTAGTATTAAGTTCTTTAATTCGGTCGGGGTCAGCAGATCACCGAAGATGTCCACCTGACCGCCTTGCACGTTACGTGCTTCGTTGTTATAGGCTGTGAGTACGTCACGGAAAGCATCCACGCCGCCCTCACTCATCTCCTCAGCGAGCAGGAGTTGGTACGGTGTGTAGCCTTCTGCGGCGGTGTGTACCTGTCCGTCCTCGGCGATGACTGTCTGCGAGACAAACGACCGGAACGGCATACCGGCATTGCGCACTTGGTACAGCAGCCGTATAGCGTCGTTGATGTCTGCCTCCAGCGAGAACTCGCCCAGGGACTTGTTATCGAGTATCTGCGGCAGGGCACGCAAGATAGAGTTCTTGAGTGCTGCATCGTCGCCCATGAGACGGATCGTCTCGTTATCGAAGACCGTACCAAACAGGATATTCGACAGTCTCTCACGTCCGGTAGCAGACAATTTATCGCCATCCACCATCTCGGCCTTTTCCCGTTGTGCTATGATACCGGCGTTGATGAGACTGTTAATAAGGTTGAACGGTGCTTTCTTGTCGCTGAAGAAGGCATCAATGGTATTGAAGCCGTCCACAGCCGCCAGCACCTCGGACACGGCTTGCGGTGTCAATGCACGGGCATACTTGGCAGCAATAGCAGTATTACTTTGCTTTTGCGTCTCTTGTGCATTAAACATACCGAGGTTGGTTGTATTGAACTCAAACGGCTCTACCAGCTCAAGCGATACAAACGGATATTCAAACTCGCTAATATGCGACGGATCAATACCCGTAGTGCTGATATTGGCTTTTTGCGTTTGCAGATACTTGCCTGCTTTACCATTTCGGAAGCCAATCATAGCGCCTTGTGTTGAGCCACTATGACTTGCAATAAGTCCGTTCTGCTGAATAGGCATATTCGTCCACAAACGTCCGTCCGTGTCGTTTCCTATCTGGAATACCTTTTCTTGTTCCTCGCTGTCTTGGTAGTCACGGTCGTTTACGTTCTGTCCGTCGGATGTCATAGGATAACCCTCGGAGGACTTGAAGCCATTGAACGGATTATGACTCGGAGTAAGAGCAAAGATGTCCGAAAGAACATAGCGTGCTTTCAGCGTCACGCCAGTAGGAGTAGTAAACTCTATCTCGTTGCCGTAGTATTTAGGCGCGGCTTCGTATTTCTCCTGCGGTGCTTGGTTGGCTTGCGTGCCGGTCTCGGTCTTGCGGTTCTGCTCACGCGCTGCCATAATAGCGTCACGCTGTGCTTGCTCGGCGGCTAACTCCTCTGCTGTCTTGATCTGACCAATGGCGAGTTTGACATCCTGCCAATACTTAACCGCAGCATCGGCTTGCGCTTTGAATGCGGCGTTCTGATCGTCCTCGGCGATACGTTGCGCGATATTCAGGCTATGCGACTTCTGCGATGCCGCTTTCTTTTGCACTTTCTCCGCCTCTTTCAGTTGGTCTTCTGCATAACTCTGTGCGGCGGTGTTGTTCTGCTTGAACGTGTCGTAGAGAATCTGCGCGGCTTGCGGCACTTCAATCTGTCCCCATGCGGGGTTGCCAGTCTCATCGGTGGGGTACGGAGGCTGCGCAACTACTTGGGTCTGCATACTCTGATCAACGGTATTTGCGGGTGCTTTCTCCTGTACTAATGGTTTGGCACCCAGCTCCGCAAGATCTTCATCGTTATGGATAAGAACAACTTGACCATCCGGCGATAATTCCTCATATACTCCGTCACCGGTTTTGCGCAGACGGAGCTGCGTGTTATCCGGCAGAACGTATGTTACAATATTGTCCTCCGTCTCGCCTTCTGCCACGGCAAGGGCTTCTGCTGCCTGCTCATGGGGGATAACGGTCGTGTTCGGTTGTCCGTCCGGACCGATGATCTCCACCTCTATACCATCGTCGTTGATGCCGACGATGGTTGAACTCTCCGCGCTCTGCTGTCCGTTCTGCTTGAGATAGACCTTATCGCCCACATGGAAGAGGTCATTATTGGCATACTGCGCAAATAACTGTTCTACTCGCTCCTGATAAAGCGTGTTGGCGTTATCAGGCGAAGCAAGCACATCTACTTCATCCGCAGGAACTTGTTCTACGCTACCATCAAGCATCTTAATCGTAACAAGATCACGACCGGTCGTACTATACGTTCCGTCCTCGTCCTGCTTAATATTGAGCGCACCACTCACGGCATAACCGACAACGTGATCATTACCCTTGATGCCTACACGATAGACATTGCCGTCTTGGTGCATCATTCCCTGCACCTCTTGCTCCGCCTGCTGCGCTGCCTGCTGAAGGAGTTGCGTCCGCCGGTCTTGCTGCTGCTCCGGTTCTGCTTGTGCTACCTGCTCTGACTGTTGAATAGCAGTAAGAAGTTCCTCTCCACGATTGATAATTGCTTGCTGGTCGGGTGTTAGTTGTTTTTCCGCCTGATAATCAACTATGGCTTGTGCAACTTGTTCTTGCGACACACCAAACTCGTCGGATAGTTGTTTCAAAACGGCTAACTGCTGCTGCGCTTGCGTCCTTGATGCTTCGCTTCCTCCGTTTTTGGCGTAATACTTTGCGTTCTGGACTATACCAACACCCGTTGACGGACCAGACAGAATCTTACCGGACAAGTAACCACCGATAAAGTCATTAGAAAGTCCTTCTGCCTTATCCCATGCAAACTGCTCCAAAGTGATATTCGGGTCTTGCTGTTTTGCACGCTCCCATTGCGAACGCAGACCGAGACCGTTTGTATCCTTCCAATCCAATAAGGTGTTGTACAAGTCCTGACCGGTTGTGGTTGCTAATTCTTCAATACCCTCTTTGCCTGCCTCTTTGGCACTTACACCCAATACACGCAAGATACCTTTGTAGATATTGTCTTTGGACTGTTTCACTACGTCCTTGATCCACTTGGTAGCGGTAGGAGCAGTTAGTTTACCGGCCTTAGCAACTTTGAACGGGTTACCGAAATGCTCTACCGCCATTTCAATCGCTGCATTTCCGACTGCGCTGGCAATACGCTTACCCTCACTCATATCGGGATTATCCTCAAGCGACTGCCGGTAGTTCTGCTCCGACATAGACATAATCATCGCTGCCGTAGCGAGCGGATTGAGCGCCGATAAGGTATATAACGCACTCTCCGAAGCCGTTCCGAGACCTAACTGTAGAGCCTTTTTGATGTCTTTCTCCTTAAACAGATAGTCCGTGAAACTTTTCTCTCCGCCGTCCGGCTTGGACTCTGCGGATAACTGGTCAGCCTTTTTCTTCCACGCCTCGTATCGCTCGTTCTCGGCCTTATCAAGCCTTGCTCTCGTAGCATTAGCAGCTTGCGCAATCTCTTCCGGCGACTTGCCCTGTTTAGCCATCATCTGCAAAGTCATCGGGTCGTTGGCTATCTGCGCCGAGTTTGCTCTATTGATGAATCCGAGTAATCCATTAGCCGTATTGATTGCTCCGGCACCAAGACCCTTATAGAACGTCTGCCAAACATTAGGCTGTTTTTCTTGTTCGGACTGCCCCACAAACGGCTGGTTAGGGTCGTTGGTAGCGCCTTGTATCGCGTTTTGACGGGCAAGTTCGGCTTGCTCGTCTAACAGACTACCGCCGGACACTCCTCCGGCAGGCTGAGCGGAGGACGGTTGAGCCGGTTGTCTCTCGGTGGTCTCCCGGTTGTCGGTCGGTTGCTGCTGAGTGGCAAGACCAGGGATGCGCTCGTTCAGATAAGAGCCAAACTCCTGCTCCGTACCAATACGCAGACCATCTCGGGTAGCAGCCAAATAGAAAGACTTGCGCTCATTAGCGTCTTTCATCGCCTCAACAAAGGAATTATAATCAACTTCCGGATCAATAACACCCTTACTGATAGCATTGTCGTAGAATTTATGCAAATCTGCCATAATATATTATCGTATTTTCGTGTTTAACATACTTGCTCCGGCGCTCATCTCCATATAATCAATGCGGGTCTTGCCGGTTACCTGACCCGAGAGGCAGATACGGAAGAAACGCACATCCGTCCGCTCTACCATACATCCTATATCGCGGAACTTGCCTGCCTTGCGGTTAAAACCTAACGGTCTGAACTTCCGTCCGTCATACGAACCTTCCACCACACAAGCGATATTCGCGCCCTCCATCGTCTCAAAATAGCCGCGGACCACAAAGCGGTATGCCTGCTTGAAACCGATGCTGTCTAACTTAATCACGTTCGAGAGATAGAAGATCTTATTGTCCGCTTCCTTGCGATGCTCCAGAGACGTGTTCTCGTCGCCCTCGTCGTCCACCTTATAGAAATGTCCGTCGGCATCCACGCGGTACGAGGTCGGGTAGTTGTTCACATACTGCGCAGCGGTATAGTCCCTCCGGCTCCAGTTGCCCTCGCGGTCCAACACATAGCTGTACGGATAGTTCGGGTTGCTCACCATCAACTCACGCATGTTGTGGTTATAGTTGATGATAGCCGCCTTGCCCGATGTGCCTTTGTCTTGCAGGTACGTCAGGAAATCCGTTGTGCTGCATAACTCCGACGGCAGACCGGCTATCTGCTGCATGGATGCCGTGGCAATCTTACTGTAATCGACACTCCCTGCGTTCCAGAACTGCACCACATCACCTTCCGCCGGTGCGCCTATCTCCTGCACTTGCTCTCCTGCAATCATCATCAGTCCACGGTCGGTTGTAAAGACCACTCCGGCATCAATAGGCGTGACGGAGCGCGGGTTATTGCATACGTCTCTTGCTAAGATACGTGCATTAGGATAAGCCATCTGACCCGATGCGTCCACAAAGAGCGCATACACACCGTCCTTGCAGAACACATACAACGGCGCATCGCCGGTCTGACCTGTACCAACCGCAATCGTGTTCGACATAAGCGCCAGTATCTCCGCAGATCCTACTCGGTACGTATTCTCCACCGGAAAGAACATTGGCTGATCCGTCTTGCTCACCTTCAGTCCGTTCGGAAAATACTCCTCTGTGTTCTGCATCTCGGGCGCATTGAAAGGATGTATTTCCTTTATTTCGCTATCTACTATATAATCTACACCGGCAACACCATCTAAGTATCTGTATATGGAATTATCAAAATGGTGAGAAATACCATCATTCGGATTTGCATCCTGATTCCATGAGGTCGAACTCCGAAGCTTGATCGGTTTTAAATCAGGATCTATATGATATGCCATATTAAGATATGGATGCGGTTTTAACTCAAACTTTTCATACCAACATACTACACCTGCTGTAGTAGTGGAAGAATTGCCATTGATAGTCATAAGGAATACGGTCATGCTTTTTGCCCGAGCATCAGGGTATGTCAGCAGAGGATTCAAGTCCTCAATAAAATCCGCACGACCATTCACTGCGGGCTTAGTGTCGTATGCTTTTATATATCTTACCACCTTTTGCAGTCCTTGTTCAGTATCTATCTCCACTGCGATAAAGGCAAACACATCGCCCTTGGACTTTATTTTGCTCGCAGCAACAGGTGCTCCTGGTCCATAACCAGAGCTATCAATATCGCTCGGGATAAATGTATGCTGCGTCCTCGGATATTGCAGATACGCATCATTATTGTCCGCCAGATTAGGCAGCACGCCTTTGAACCATGCGCCGTCCTGCACTTTCACGGAATGATTGTGCAGGTGGAAAAGGTCTATCGGGTAGCCAAAGAACGGATGCGTCTTGTAGTTGGCTATATGCAACCGATTGTTGTACATGTAACTTACCTTTGGCAAGTATGTCGTGCGGGAGGTGGTTTCTGTATCGAGAACTTTCTGTTGGGTGATATTCTTTAGTACTCCTTTATATTCTGGTGCTGATAAATCTATGACCGGATTCGAAAGTAGTTCTGATATATTGTTTTGATTATACTCTCTCAGAAGATAAAACGGATGATGAATAAGGTCATGCATAATCTCTTCGTCCGGTCTTATATTCGGCAAGAACCCGAAATAGAAATTCCACGTGCTCGCATGACGAACCTTTAATTGACCATACCGTTCTACACTACTATCATTCTCTTTAATAAGTTTAAGATTCTCCACTTGAGGAGTTACAAAAATACATATAGATTGTATAGTGTCACTATTATTACGCAAGAATGTTAATATCTCGCTGTCTAACGACATTACAAGATCATATCCAAGCATCCTATATTTATTCTTAACAGGAATGTCTTGCGAAGAATATATATATCCGCCAGCACAGAATGTAGGTTCGTTTATTGCATCTTTGAATACTGCACAATAGTGGTGTCCTGCATTCTTTCGGGCATCATAGTCTGTAGGGATTTCCGCACCAGTATTACCACCTACAAACAACTTTTCAAAAGTAAGATTTGCGATACCACCAGCTACTGGTCCATAAACTTTAGCATCTGGAATACATAGAAACGAGTTTTCTTTCCAATCCTGATTTACTCCCGTTAGGTGTGTAGGGGTTGTTCTGTAGAAGAAATCATCAGGTGTTGATGCTTCCCAACCATCTTTTACTTTATCGAAACAATACAACTCCTTTGCTTTATTTGATAGTTCATTAGGATTAAGCAACACGGGATTAGAGGCGTATGCGATAGAACCATCGTATAGTTTAACAGCTGCAATAGCAAGGAATGGATGTGTGAACCTGTTTTTCTCGGTTTGCTCCCCAAGCATAGTAATATAGGTATTATGCAGCAATTCCGATGAGGCAATTGTATCTAATACTGATTTTTGATAAGTATAAGGATCTGTTCCTATTGGATGTAGAGAAGAAGGAGTTACGCTATTTTCCGATTCTTTCTTTGCAATATAGTTAGGATTCTTATATAGATTAAAATGCACCTGTCCGAACGGATAGAGTGAGCGGTCAGTTGCCTTGCCGTTCACATCCATATTGACCTCGATATACTCTTTCGTACTGGTCTTGAATACAAAGTGCTCAAAATCGTCTGCCTCGTCAATCACCGTGAGCAAGTGCCCGGTCTGTGTGATCCATACATCACCCACTACCGTAGTCAATGCCTTTCGCTCCGTGGGCAAGTCCTGCTTATCCTCCGGCCATTGACTGCGATCCGTCGTATTATCCAAGGGGTAGAAAGTTACACCATCGTTATCTATCTCCGCAAACCAATAGAGCGTGCCGTTATCCACACCTAACAAGTGATGATAGATATTGGTATGCACATACAGCTGCTGATAGATAGTGCCGGTCGGCATGTTCTCTATCTGCCTGCCGTTGCCGCTGGCACGCCAACTACCATCCATAAAACGCAGGTTGATCAGGTCTTCCGCCTGACCGTCCTGCACACCAATCTTCGTGGCATTACGTACAATGCCTTTGGGTTCTATCGCTTTCGGTGTTCCTTCTGCCATAGGGAGATTATGCTGAATGATTAACGAATAACTAACTTATACCTAACGAATCACTAACGATTGGCAGGTCAGATTATAGTAAATCGCTCGTTTGGCTATTTACTGCGGTCGGTTTCCAACCTATTTTGAATTTTACCTTACCACCAGTCGCTTCTTCTATTCGTTTTGCAGTAGCATTGTCGATACTCCAATACTGACCATTAAGCATGACCATATCGTTTTCAAAGTCATTCTGTTCAATATTATTTTTACTTCCTGCAACAGACTTTTTAAGCACTCCTGCCTGCAATAACTTTTGACGAAGGTCCTCTGATCTTTTTGTCGGATTATCCTCTGTATCTTTCTCGTTCAAAATACTTTGATAGTACGACTCAAGTATTCCTTTCACCGCATCGTACTGCGCATTAGAAAGCGAATATCCTCCCCGTTTGAAGTTTCCTTTTTCACGACTACCGGTATTGATATTCATGATTTTATTTCCTCCGCCACCTCCAGAGCCGGAGCCGCTACCGTTATCTCCATCTCCGACAACATGCGAAGAAGTCTTATAGCCTTTAATAGCAGGATGGTCTGTAATCTCAACTCTGCCACCTCCTGTTGTGTTCTTAGTGGTGGTTTTGGTGAGGTAATTCTGAATAAGTTTATTCACCATGCCGGCGTACTGAGCACCGGCTGCACGCAGTTTAGCCCTGTTAGCTTCATCCTCGGCTTTCTGCTCGGCTATCAGTCGCGCATTGTCGGCATTAGCTTTCGCTCCGATGTTGTTCGGCTGACGCTGCCATACATTGCCGCCTAACGCAGCTGTGAGCGAATCACCGAGGACCGCAAAAGCATTGTACCATGCGTTCTCTTTGCGTTTGCGGTCATTCAGGGCGCGTTCCGCCTCTCGGCGCTTGCGTTCGTCCTCCGGGTTATAACCAAGCACCTCAAACGGCGTTTTTACCTGCCCATTATTAGGATCAACGCCATACGCATTAGCAAGCGGCTGAATAACATTCTGCCGGATGTATGCTTGTGTAGTTGGATCAGGAGCACCAACGGTAGTGGTACGCGTCGTCTCTTCCGGTTCAACCTGTACTGTCTTGCGTTCCTGATAAGCCTCTTGCTCATAAGGGTTGCGTCTCTGCTCTACATGTGATGCCATAGTCGTTCCTCCTTAAATCATAAAACCTAATTTACGCCGTCTCTCTTCCTCTTCAAAGTTATAAGGAGCAGTTTGCGGTAATTGATCGACAGCCGGTTTAGGTGGCTGAGCGGCTGCTGTAGCCAGTTTCTGCGCGTTATCAACCGCATTAGCGGTATTATGTAACACTACACCTTCAGGCGTTTTAGTTCCTCCGGCAAGTTGGCTTGCTGCCTCTAAACGCGCACTCTTAGTAGCCGTATCATCCGTGACCGTATTAAGATTCTGCATTTGAGCATTGATTTGAGCCGTTGTCTTATTAGAAGAAGGCACATCCGCTTTAGGCATTTTGGCGCTATACCCATCCATGATAGCGCCCACAGCTGATGCAGCATTACCGGCAAGAGCGGCGTATGTGCTGTTACGTTGCATACGACGCTGCATATCCTCCTGCGCTTTTTGATGCTGCGCACGCTCACCAAGCATATTGTAATAGTCGGCACGCTGGCTGGCACCTGCCGCCACTTGCCCCATCAGGTTAGCACGACCTTCCGCCACTCCTTTCTGCACCGCAGCGGTGAACTCCGGCGTTGAACCTTTGATAGCCGCCACACTGCGTGCGTTCTCTATCTGCTGCTGCGCACTACGGTCATACTGACCTAATACATGTTGAACTTCTGAACGAGACAAAGGATTCTCGTTGGCTTTGGCATCATAGAACGCTTTCTGCCGCGCGGCTTCTGCATCCGCTTCCTGCTGCATACGACGGTTATTAAAGATAGATAACGCGCCACTCGCCGCCTGTCCTGCCAAGCCTATAATTGCACCAAAAGGAAACATAAATTCTAATTTTAATTTATAGATAAAATTAACCGGCTGCAAAATTACTACTTTTAATTTGTGATAATTGGCGAAAATCACATTTTATTTGGCAATAATCACATTATTATAGGAATATAACAGGCGTACTTGCGCATAATATAGGCGTGTAATAATAAAGGAATACAAAGAGAGACGACAAAAATAGATGTTATAATTGCAAAAATGCCGATTTTCGTTAAAAAATTCATTTTTCTTGCATTTTTTCGGCTTTTTTCTTGCATATATCAAAAATTTGTTGTACCTTTGCACCAGATTTCAAAAAAACATGTCTAACTACTAAAATGTAATCAGTATGGCAAACTACACTTACACAAACGGAATCGGAGCAAAGGTTGGTGAAACACCTATGCCCAACTGCTTCAATCGTCACATCATCGAATTAGCAGATGGTCGTGCATTCTACGACAAAACAGGCACCTATATTGGCCGTGATTATGTCGAGAGTAAAGATTGCTACGAAATCGTAAAAAGCAAATCCGGTAACGAGTACGCGGTTAACCTGTGTAACGGTTGCTGCTATTCAATGTCTAACGAAGCAAAATAGATCTGATATGGCAGCAAATAAAACATACCACGTATTCGTTAATTGTGGTGAGGGGTACTTCCCCGTCTATGAGTGGAACTTTAACTCTTATGAGGAATTAAAGTCCGCAGTAGGGAAAATCAAAAGAGCGTATAACAAGGAGCGTCGTGAGAATGGTCTTGACAGGATTAGGATCATGTGCAACGAGCTTAATGACGATGACATACAAACCTTATTTTTTTCGTAACTATGGCAAATCAAGGACGAAAGAAGCAAGAAGGTGAGCGGCACATGTACACGGTAGCCGACGATGCTCACGAATGGATTATGGCTCACGGCGGAGGCCAATACATCACGGACACAATACGAATTATTAAGGCGATGCAGCAATAGCATCGCCTTAATTTATAAAGACTGCCGACTTTCACAAGCCAGCAGTCCCAAAACCCAATCTTTTTTGATTTCGCCGTCTTAATCTTATGGACAAAAATCATTTAACACACATTCCCCCGGACGGCTGCGGGGTTATTCTCCTTTCGTTATTCTTTCTAATTCGTCCGTGTCTATAATGGCAAATTGCAGATGTGCATGCCAAAACAGCCATGCTATACCTATTTCAAGTCCCCAATGATTATCAAAATTAACAAACACTGTAGGAATGATCGTTAAGGTTAACATCCATTGTGAAAATTCTACGTGATGTGGACCGAGATAACGAAACCTCGGATATAACTTTAACTTTTTCATAACTTTGCTAATTCTTCATCGGTGGTATGACTGAGGATTTCGGTGGCGATGGCGTGAGCGTACAACTCAGCGGCGGTCGTCGGATCATCCTCGTGCTCTTTTAAGATTTGTTTTAACTGAGGACGCAGTTTGTCCTCTGCTTTGAATACTGCCGGAACAATCTCCGTCGCCCAATGGCGAATAGCTTCTTCTCGTGTCATAATTATAATCTGTCTTTGAAATGTTTGCAGGCATGGCGGGTGCCAGGGACTCGCCGTTTTATTTTCGGGCACAGACCACCACGCCAACGGTCGGTCTTCCACTGCAAGAAGATACAATCAGCGCAGCGGGCAATGTTGATATGTGCGGTCATTAACGGCATTACTAATATCTGAATGAGGTGAATTGGATGATAGCAAAGGCTTGCGACTTGTCTTCCTTGGCGAACCATGCACGCCAATCTTCCAACGATAAGCCGTCGTTCTGCGCCAGTTCCAGTTCGTGTTCATGCGGGAAGGTATGTCCGGCAATCCATATACCATTACCGGTAAAGCCGTCTTGATACTCCAGGAACTCCAACTTCTGCACGCTGATATAGTCGCGGTTGGTGAAGCGTTGAATCTCTTCCTGCTTACTGTTATACGGTTTGCCGGTCCACTCGCGGACGGAAAGAACAGCCTCACCACTGCGCACCTCGTCGATAATCTTCTTCCACCGCTCGTAGTTGCCACGGATGGTGTGCAACTTGGCAGGGATGAAGCGGTCACGCACGCTGGGCTTGATCCACTCGCGGTCCACTACGTCGATGTCGCAGAAGTCCCGATAGACTGCACGCATCAGTTTCTGGTTGAAGTACGTCGGCTGTCCTGCTTTCGGGTGCGTCGCCGGAAACGTCTTCGATAATATCAATACATGGGTTTTCATAATTCAAAATAATGTTAGTTGTCTTTGCACGGCATCAATCCGTTTAAGGCTCTTGTCGTAATACTCTTTATTCAGTTCAAAGCCTATGAAGTGCCTATGCTCCTTAATGCAGGCTACTGCAGTCGTTCCTGATCCCATACAGTTATCCAAGACGGTCTCGCCCTCATTCGTATAAGTCCGTATCAGATAGCGCAGCAAGTCCACTGGCTTTTGGGTTGGATGCCACGTATCGCCGGAATGCTCTTTATTGAAATGTAGTACTGACATCGGAAAGCACTCTCCCGTTGGCTCTACAACCTTAATATGTGCATAGTCATAAGTCGCTCCTACTTTCTGCTTAGGCTCTTTGAATTGCCCGTAGCATTGGTTTGTCTGCTTATGGACTCCGTTACCGCGTGAATGGCTGTCACCTTGTCGCATCTGCGGATTATAGGTAGGCTGGCTCCGATAGAATACCGCAATATCTTCATGGCTGCGCATCGGCATCCGATTTGCGTTAAGGAAGCCTGTTGCACGACCTTTCTCCCAGATAAGGTTATATTTCCATATCTTCGGCTGAGCCATCATCAGTTGAGCCGTGAACATACCTTGACAGAATAAGACGATAGGTGCGTTCTGCTTTGCTACTCGCAGATATTGCTCCCACAGTGGATCCATCGGGATCAGTCTATCCCATTGCACAAGGTCGTTGCTCTTATGCAGCACCTCGTACGGCAGGTCGCATATTATTGCGTCCACCGAGCCATCCGGAATATCTTTCATCCCCTGCAAGCAGTCGCAGTTGTATATGTGATCTAACTCTATCATTTCAAATAATACGATTGGTCGTTGACGGTTGGTTTATATTCAAGTTTATCGGTCTTCACCAGATTCATCAGATGGCGGGTCACAGCATGGCGGTCCATAGTGGAGCCGATGCTGGATAACTCGATGTCTATCTCACGTCGCAGAGCACACTCCGGAAAACGATGCGCAGCACGGCGGCGGTCAATGATCGCTCTCACTGCTTTCAATACTAACTCCTCACTCTTCATCTTTGTGCCATGGCCATAAATAATGCCACTCTCCATTCTTAAAATACTGAGCATTCCTATCAAACGGTAGGGTCAAAATCAATAATGCTCTAACTACTAACTCTGCTATCCAATTCATAATTGCATTGTATTGGCCATTGGCGGGGTTGGCGGCCGGCATAGTGCTTGCAGGCTTGGCATGAGGCACTAAACACCATCGCACTCTTACCAAACGGACACGGCGTTACGCATATACCACCACTCTCTATTTCAAAATCAATGGTCATGCTTCAATTAAAACTTTACCTTCATAGATTACGACCTTACCAGTCCAATCGTGACCGGAGCCGACATCTACACGTATATCACAGATGTTTCTATATCCGTCCTCTACAACTACATCGCATTCAGGAACGGTTTGCAGTAACTCTGCTAATTCTTCCGCTTTCATTGTTCAAATGTTTTGTTATAATCCGGGTCTAATATATCCAACTGGAACAGGTCAGCTACATACGCCGTGCAAACCCATTGCTTGCCATCGTAGCGCACGCTGACCAACTTCTTGCCTGCCTTGTGCAACTGCAACTGCTCGCGCTTGTTGAGGAACTGCGGACGAACGTGCTGCAGGAAATAATAAGGGTTTCTGTTCATCGTCACATTGCCGTCATGCAGCCACCGCAACACCGCCTCACGGAACTTCGGGTCCATGTCATTCCACTGCAACAGCGAGACCTTGTACTTGGCAGACTGGCTCGGATCGGGACGGAACAACTGCCAGAACTCCTCAAAACTCTTGCGTATCTCCGGCGGCACATCCTCAATCTTGCGTTCGTTGCGGAATAGTTGTATTTCCCCTTTATTTATTTTTTCTTCCAATAATTTTCTCTCCTCCTCTTCCTCCTCCTTTGACTTCGACGTTGAGGGTTCGCAAACCTCAACGGAAGAAGAAGAGGGAAGATTTTTTTCTTCGTCAGAAGGAAATATATCTTCACTATTATGTTTATCTATTTCATTTATCTCATGTATATTATTTATATTAAGGGGGTCAGCAGACGTTGCAACGTCCGTTGGATTTTCGGCAACGTCCGTTGAACGGTCGTTGGTTGCGTCGTTTGATGCCTTGCGCTTACCGGCACTGCTTTTACCGGCCTTGGAAGCCGCAGCTTTCTTACGCATGATTGTCTCGGCAATCTCGTCCAACTGTGCCGTGAGCGACTTGCTCCAGAACATGCCTTTGCTCACGACAAACAGTCCGTAGTCCTCGACGATACGTTTGACGGTTGCTTCGTCCACCCGCAAGTCCCAAGCGATAGCATCGTAATCGGTCTTTGCTTTATGGTCTTTGATGGGTGTGAGGAACTCCAGCAGCGCCCAGTAAATTCCGTAGCCGTGCCATTTCTCTTTGCGCAGCAGTTGGATGATTTTCTCGTCCTTCTGCGCATTGGCTTGATGCCGGAAATATTGTATTCTTACTTCGTCCATTTGTTAGGATTATTTTGGAAATTGGTGAGTACCCGGCAATCCAATGCCGAATACCCTACTATCATTCTTTCACGACGTGGATGCCAATATACAGCGTCCATACATCGTCCGGAACATCTACGTCCAGTTTGATTATATATGACGGAGTGAAGTTGATGATACTCTTGATGTCTTCCAAGTAGTCAGACCAATCGCCTCGCCCATTCAGTCCACCATAAATCTTTGCGACATAATAGTCTCCATCGTTTACGTTGAATACATCTACTACTCTGATTCGAGAGTTTTTCCCCCTCTCTTCAATCTGCTTGACAAAACCACTCTTATTGAGTTCGTCAGTAGATTTCCATTTCTCACCAAAAGACTCATAATAAGCTTTCAGCGCATCGATTTCTTCTTTTACAACATTTTCCATAACAATTTTGTTTTAATTGGTTATTACTTTATATTATTCTCCGGACGCAAGATGTCCAGCACCGGCGACTGCGCGATGCTGATGATGTCGCAGTCGTAACCGCTCAACTTGAACTTCAGTTCCTTCAACGCCTGATGGATGCTGTCCTCCTGGATAAGGAACTTGACCGCCTTGCGCGTCTCACGGTCGCCGTCAATGGTGATTATCTCCACTTTTGCCTCGAACCACAGCGTTTTGTCCTCGCTGGGGAAGACATCGAAGAAGAGCCGTTTGCGCACTTGTGGTATGTCGCAGTCGTTGCCCCACATGAGTGGCTGCACATGTTCCAATACTTGCTGTTCAGCGTCGGCGCACGAAACAGCCTCGACGAGATAGGTTTCTTTTACTTTGCCGGGGTTGTCCTCTCCGGTCTGCCTGTCGTAAGCGACATTCACTTGATGAAATACCATAGGTTTGTGATTTTTTTTGGGGGTTAATAATGTTAGTGTATCTCTATACCTTCGTCTGTATTAGCGTCCATTGCCTTTAATAGCTCCATGGCGTTAATACTTGTGCCATCATTGAAATATAGTTCGTGTATAGAATAAGCAAACGTACTTGTCTTTGCGTTCTTATTCTCACACCAGCAAACGCTCTTTAGACCACATTTCTTTGATAGTTCCTTTAATTCTTCCGCGAACTTCTTCCTTGCTTCCATAATCACTCCTCCTTTATTTGCCTTTGCGGAACTTGCCAAGATGGTTTGCACGCAGGAATTGCTTTTGTCTGCGACCATTGGCGGCATAATGTGTTCCGTACATATCCACGGGATAGGAATGGCTTATATTGACATTTCCCGGCAGATACATAGCATCTACACCATTGCGAGTTTTAATAGACTTGGCTCCTAATTCACGAAGCCGTTGCATTGCTTTCTGTGCCATCTCGTTGGCACGCATAGCATAGTTCTTAAAAATGTTTGTTCTTTGCATATCTTCTTCCAAATTTAGATTTATTTGCAAATAATTTAGTTATTGTTATCAAGCAATGTTGATATTGTTTGCTAATAGTCAGAACAACGACCCTTGTACGAGTTTCTGTCCGTTCTTCATGATGATCACGTTTGGGTCGGTTTCGACCTTTTGCGCCAGTTCGTCGTCCACTCGTTTCTCCAAGGCTTTGGAGCGTTGCAGGGCATCGTGACTGCGGTCGCGGAAATATTCCTTTTGCGCCGTTCTCATCTCCCTGACCAGCGCCTTGAATGCTTCGTAGTCCATACTATGCCTCCTCTAATTTTGATAAATCTATTGTTCCAAGTTGGATGGCACGTTCAATAGACTTAACCAAATACTCCACATAAGTCATATTTAATTTCTTTCTAACCTTAGTCGTGGAAGGGTATTCTTCTCCGGAATCTTCCGAACTATCCTCCTTGGCACAAATATCTATAATCTCCATCAACCTGACTACTGACCATGCCGGGAATGGTTTATCAACCCACACACCACCATCTTTGGGGTTCTCAACATCCGTATAAGTATCACCCTCTAATAATTGCTGGATGCGAATGTTAGAAACTACGTTCCCTGCCATATTGTGTATCGGCTGTTCTGTCACAAACCCTACACTATCGGCACTATCTTTCGGCAATCCTAACGATAGCAATAACGCTGATTGTTCCGGCATTGTAAAGATAGGTTGGTTATCCATATTTATATTCCTTTCCTTTGATTAAACATTCGATGTGTTTGGGATTGCGGATAGGCTGATGGTAGGAACGCCGCCTTTCTTGGTGTTTGGTCCACTCCACCACCTCGTCGAACTGCCTCAGTTCATGGTCGGTCAGTTGCAGCACATTGAACGACTCTGTGAACTTAGTCCGTTCCGCGCCGACGATGGTAGCGCCAATGACTTTGTTAGTCCGCAGCCGTTCTTTAGCCTCAGCGACAGCCTGATTGCTTGAATTAGCTTTGACGAACAGGTTCTTCTTCCCCTTGCCGTCATAATAGGTCACTTTGTAGGGTTTCATATAGTTATTGTTTTAGTTCTTCGGGAAATTCATTCCACCGGCGCACAAGTTCTTTCGCAAATGCGTTCGATGATTCAACAGTGCCCAAATGGATTTCGGCAATTCCATAGTTCCAATTGTCTTTCAATGCGATTTCGGCATCTCTTTCACCGCGTGTCGGACGTGCCGGTATATCTACCATTTGAATAGTTTTTGTATCAAAATTGCCGGAGGCATATTTCCATTTTAATTCAAGTATCATATCTATGATTATTTAAGTTCAACATAAAATGAGGTAAAACCTGTGAACGTGTCTTCAATCTCACGGAGATAGTCCATATTGACTCCGGCTATGCTGTACGGGATAATCTCCCAATGGTGATTGCGCTTGCACTTAACGTATATCGTGCCGGTGGTCTCGTTCTTGTGCAGATTAAGCCACACGCACATCGCCATATCAGCGTGCTTGAAATACTTGCGTTTCATTTGATTTCCTCCGATTCATTCTTACGCAACTGGAATACTTCTTCCGGCGTAACTGTTATTACTGATATGCCGTTAATGGTCTTGCCTAACTTCAATGCCCTGCTTAATTGAGACTGCGAACAATGGAGTGCGTGAGCCGCAGCGGTGACGCTTCCATAGTACGTGTTCCGTCCTTCGAACTCCGCCATAACCATCTTGGCACGCGGATGGACGTTCTTGGTTACTTCGTTATGTACCACTACCGGCTCTGCCTTCGGCTTTCTCTTTGGCTTTGCGGGCTTCTCCGGTTCTTCCAGTATAATTACCTCGGGCTGTTCGGTTACTGCGCCTATATCGCAACTGTCGAACGCTTCAAGGAACGTGGCTAACTCTGACGCAGGACGTTGCGTCTGTATCATAAAGTCGCAAATAAACAATTGGCGACGTGTTCTATAAACCTCGTTCATATCCCTTATCCTTTATATTGTTTACGAATTTGGTTCTCGCGCTTCCACTCACGGATATACAGCCTACCCAGCCATACTATCAGCGGGATGTTAAAGAAGATGCACACGGCACTCGTCACCATGATCCAATCTTCTATTTGGTAATGACTACCCATAACTACTGTTGCGCCCTCGATGAGCGATAAAATGGTTAATACTGCGATCGTCCTCACGCGGTTCGCTTGACGCGTCGCTACTCGTTTCTCTCTGGACACTTGCGCAGCTGCTGCGCGGTTCTCGATCGTTCTTGCGTGCTGCCATGCTGTCGGAGCACCTACATAAATACTTGCCGTCATAATGATTCGGTTTTTAGAAATTTAACAATTGGTTATATTTGCTCTCTTCGTCTAATCTATAGCGGGGACCGGTGCCGTAGCCCGCCTTATACGATACCACACGAAGAGATCACTTTGCCCGGTCTTATTGTTTGTATTCAAGCCACTTACGAAAGTGTTTATCTCTTCACTTGCTGAATCCGACTCCTTTCCAACGCAGCGTCGATGTCCGCTTTCTTGAACCAGTACTTATTCGTGTCCTTCTTTCCCGGTGGCACGTACTTCGGTAAGTTCGGAAAATAACTGTCGAACTGATCCGTGTTGTCAATGGCGAGATACCCGCAGGCTTCCGCCTTGGTAAACCACATCTTCGGCGTACTGGTTATATCTACTGCTTTTGGTCTTGGCATAATGATATGATGTTTTAGTTTAGTGCGGTAAGCCAGAGTCGAACTGTTAAGCAGAATCTGCATACATTCACGTTTCCGTGCGTTTTGCCGTTAAACTACTACCGCATAGAGGAGTGCGGGCGGCTCCTTCTGACTAAGTATTATATATAAACCTAAACCTTAACTATGTTGCCCGCAGCCGTGTCTCTCGACAGTAGCATTATGTTGGTCTCCTAACACCGCACCACTTTTTTTACTTATTTTATTCTGGTGACGCGGGTGAAATTTTCGCCCCATTTCCATTTCTTAGTGCATATCCACTCGCCCAATCCCTTTTTCTTTAATTGGTGTGTGGTCGTCTTTAGGTTCTTGTAGAGACAATCGCTCACTGGCACGATCAAATCTTCATTCACGTCCATCTTTAACAATTTCTTTCTACTCTGAAATTTTGCCATATCTTATTCTTGTTTAGTTATTATTTCTATTGCTCTGAATATCTCATACATTACCTGTGGGACGATAGCATTCCCATACGCTTTAAGGCTTTCTGTTCGCCACTGGGTGAAAGGAATGGTAAGGTCGTGTACATCAAAGGGAAGCCCATCATTTCCTCGGTGAACAGGGGAGACAGACGGAAACCCTGACCACCTATCTCCGAGACCACCATCTTCGCTACTTCTTCTTCCAGATTGCTCTTGTTGCGCTCCGCAATGTTCGGATTGTTTAACTCCGCTCCGTTGACCTTGTTGGCTCTCGGCGTTGGTAATAGTCCGAACTCCGCCATTGATGATAGGTTCGGCATTGAGTTCTGCCGGTCTCCCATTCTCTCGCAAAACTTGCTTGGTTCTTCCACTATCTCCATCGCTCTCGGAGTCGGCAGCAAACCTATGTTCAGTCCCCGATGCTCCGTCGCATAGCCGCTCACTATCTCCTGCGCTAACGTGCCGCTCGTCCCGCTGATCCCTTTCGACTGCATGTTGTCCGTGTAACTGTCCGCCGTACATGGTGTTTTGAGCAATAATGAACACTCTGTCTCGTCGGTGGGGTGCTCCAACGGCACAAGCCGGAATAAGAACCGGCTGGACGGCGTATCCGATTGCTTCAAGGTCTGCACACACTCGGTCGATGGTGTACCGTCCTCGCTCTTCATAGGTACGACCTTGTAACGCTTCCATGTCTTCGAATAGAGTTGCTTCCGCTCCCACTTCAACGACACTTTCCTGCTCGACCATCGTGGTGATGCCACTAACATTCTCACCAACGACCCAAGTGGGCTGGCATTCGGATATTGCTCTAAGCATCTCCGGCCAGAGGTAGCGGTCATCTTCCGCGCCTGCTCGCTTCCCGGCATAGGAGAACGGCTGGCATGGGAATCCTCCGGTAAGAACGTCAACACGCCCACGCCATTGGCTAAAGTCCGTCTTTTTGATGTCTTCATAACTGACTGAATTAGGGAAATGATACTCCAACACGCGGCGACCAAACGGATTGATCTCGCAATGGAACAGGTTGTCCCATCCGAGCATCTGCGCAGCCACTTCGGGTCCGCCAATTCCGCTGAACAAACTTGCGTGGGTCATATCCGGACGTGTTAATCATACATCTCATGCAATACTTCTTGTATTTCGTCGCTTGGAGCGCCGAACTCTGACTGACACCACTCATCGGCGGCATTGACTATCTCCTGCCACAACTGCGGGTCTTCATGGTACAAAGGCGTACGGTTCTTGCCTTGCGCGTCCAGCGCAATGTCATAACGAGCATTGAAGTTCTCCACCTTCTGCTCGACATACTTCCACAGGGAGACTCTTTGAGAATTGGAAATGGAATTTAACAATTGTGCCATAATTTTTTAATATTTTTGTATTATTTTTTGTCAAAAATTTGGTAGAGTTAATATTTTTTCGTATCTTTGCAGCAAATTTCATCCGAACCGCCAAGTTGTATGAAATTTTGAGTAACTTATGGTCTTTTTGTGGACTATTGCACCCTTTTTGGGGGGCTTTGTACCCATCCGCGAACGCTTTCGCCGGAAGCCTTTTAGGTACGTACCAAAAATAACTCTACCAAAATCGGGTGCAAAGATAGCACTTTTTCGTTAAACTACCAAATTTTTTAACGAAAAAATGTTATAAAAATGCATTTTTATGGATTTTTTCATTTTTTTCTTAACAAAAAACCATTAAAAACATAAAATTATGAACCAAGTTAAATTAGAGCAAACGCTAAAACAACGAGTGATCGAAGTGGTCAATCTGGAGTACAAAACCAGCGTGAACAAGTTCGCTGCAGCATTAGGTCTCCGACAGACCACACTCAATGATCAAATTAACGGAAAAGGGAAAATTAGCGCCGCCGTCATTATCGCACTCCTTTCTGCTCATCCTGACATTTCCGCTGAATGGTTACTTCGTGGTACTGGCTCAATGCTTTTGACAGAGCCGCAGCGCGAGACGCTTACGGGAGAGATACGGAACGATACCGAGACGATAGCCGCCCTCAAAGAAACAATAGCCGCGCAGAAGATTACCATTGATACCCTCACGGATCAAGTCCGCATTCTAAAAGGGGATATTGTCGTGCCGCACCGCTCTGTCGCGACCGCGTAATATCCAAACCGCAACCGTTTATTCAACCGTTGCGCAGTGAGTAGATATGGTCCATCGGCATCAGTTTGACCATTGATGCGCATCCGCAAAAAAAATGAATAAAATTTTAGAAAACATAGAAGAAATCCGCAAATTGAAAGGATTCAGCCAAATTGAGTTGTGCAATAGGTTAGGCATAAAACAACAAGCCTACACTCATTGTTTGAACAAAACGGGCGACATGAAGTTGTCCATGCTCCAGCGCATTGCGGATATTCTGGAGGTATATCTCGTTGATATTATCATCTACTCGGATAAATATGAAAAGAAAGGAGAATAA